GATTTTGAGGTCTCTGACGACGGAACCACGTGGACTGATGTATGGAATGGTAATGAAGCTATACCAACTGAGTATATTAGTGGAGATAACCCTTACCAGGCTGGCGACGAATCGTTTAATGACTTTGAAATCTTTGAATTAAACTCAGGAGCATCCACAGGGTTTAGGATTAAGGCACAAATTAAAGCAGTATATGACGATAGTGGGGCGACCACAACGTTCTCAGGTACTTCGTGGACTATAACAGAGATCTTAGCACCTGGAACTGGTTATTCTACCAACCAAACGTTTACATTAGAGTATACACATACCTTACCTGATAATAGTACTACCGTATTAAATTTAAACTTGAGGGTAAAGGCGGTAGAACCTTATCAAGCAACACAAGGGCAAAATGGGTTTGATGTATTAAGAGCTGGTGATACTATAAATGGACACACAATTACACGTGTTTTTCACACAGATTTAGACAATTTTCCGTACCATATTGCCTATATTGATGGAAATGGGAGCAGTTTTACTAAAGAAACACAGTATACTAGCTCAAGAAGTCACCAAATTACCGTAAAAGCGGGCTGGATGGTGCAAAATAGGGCAATTTTAGTCGGATTTTACGAATTTTTGGATAAATCCGTCCAATATGAGACAATTGACTTCGATTCCAACGCTCCAGACACTTTTAACATACTTACGCAACCTGCTGTTGTTTCAACAGTTACAAATGGCATAGTTACCGATTTAACGTTGATTGATGGAGGTGGTGGATGGGATCAGTATGGTAGACAACCAGAAGTTATCATCACTCCACCATACCTTGTTACAGGGGCACAGGCAACTTGTAAGGCATCTTTCGCTAATGGAGTAATGACTGCCATTAAAGTTGATCTAGGAGGCACTGGATACTCTTCTGCTAACCCTCCGAAGGTGTATGTAAGGAATGTATTCAAACAAGAGACTACAGTAATACCTTTTGATGCATATGATGCTGGTGATCTTGCATATACACAAGGATTAATAGACTCTCTTCCTGGTGGTGTAACCTCAGAAATGTTGGATAAAGTCGTTTTATGCTATGAAAATGAGGAAAGTGAGCAAGTAAGTTACGATACTGTACCAAATATTGACGTAAAACAGGATTTGGACATTAATAGAGTGCAAAATATACCCCAAGCACTGTATCATTTCCCTGTTGTAGACCCAATGAACCCTATTGTAATGGTAAAATACAATTTGGACTACTTAAAAAACAGTGATTTGGATGCATTTTGGAAAAATCTCGTTTTAGAGGAAAAAGAACGGAATCAAGCGTTAAGAACGCAAGATTTACAGGATATTTCGCAAGATGATGTTAGAGAATACGCTATAAACAGAGAAAGATTGGTAGAATCCGCACAGGGACGTTTTAGTAGTCTTCCTCACGCATCAACATACACAAAATATCCTATGAGACAGTATCGTGCGGATAGAAGAAAGAAGGTTAATATTACAGTTATGTTAAAATGTGTACCAGAGGATTTTGGATGTGGACATATTGGTTGTAGTCCACCTAATACAGGAAATGTTGATAACACTAGCGGAAATACTGTGACTACATATAGTATGTCTCCGTTACTTGGATCTGGTTGTAAAACTTGGAATGCCACAGGTGTACTACCTATGTGGAATTCATTAACAAAATCCGCTAACGTATGGAGTGATGCTATTGAGGCACACGGTAATCCCTATAATGTTGGAGAATATCTACCATGAGTACACAGGCAATAGCGGTATATACAGGATCTTGTACTGGACACGGTACTGGTCTTGGTTCTATACATCACCCAGGATTTGGAGGTGGAACTCTTTCTAATTGTCCACACTCAGCAACTGACTCTAATATAGTAGCAAAGACTGTTGATGAGATGGATGCTACAACTTGGTGGGAACCAACTCCACAACTTCCTGATTCAGGAACACAGTTGTCAACTATCGTAATTAATGGTAAAATACCTATATTAGATGGAGATGAACTTATCCCTCATCCAACACACACTACGCATACTACGAAATCTTCTAGTGAAAATTGTTCACATACGGAAGAATCACCTGCTTGGCACTGTACTGTTGGAACTAATGCTGGACGTGAACCCTCTGTGGGGCATAAACGTAAAGCATTTGCTACATCAAAGTCCGTTAAAATTAACGGTAGGTACGTAGCAAGGGTTGGAGATCCACTAGGAAACGGAACTACTGAATATCCTTGCAAATCAGTAATTGCAGGTAGTAGTTCAAATGTATACATTGGAATTTAATTATGGCAAAAGCATCAGGAGCATGGAACGATAGCGGGAATTATGTTCCTGCAAAACCTAAAAAGACTCGTCAAGGCAGAAGTCAAAACACTGTAATCAGTGCAACTTCACGAAATAAGAAGGGTAAGAAGTATCGGGGGCAAGGTTAATGGTAAGAATGATAGGGAAGGTGGATTCACCATCTTCTCCTAGTCAATTACCACCCATCATAGAAACTACCATTGATAGACTTGGGGAAGATGATGGTCGTGCCAGTATGATTTCTGGAAGGCGTGAAGGAGCTTGTAAACTAGGAGATATATTGGTTATAAGGCCACATAATCTCGGATGGTTAGAAACTAGGCTCCAACCAGCTCAATTAGAGTTTATTTGGGAACGTATAGCGGAAGCAAAGGGTGTAAAAGACGCAAAACCAACTTTAGCTGGTATTATTGACCAAAGTTGGGAATTAAAGGATAAGGATGATTGGTTCTTTATGAACGTTCTAGATCCCTTAATTACTAGATACCAACAAGAATTTGATAATATTGGACATAATACCCCTGTTAGTTTAAAACATCCGTATCATCTTAATACTTGGTGGGTTAATTATCAAAAAGAGACTGAATTTCAACCTCCACACGAACATTACGGTGTTTGGAGTTTTGTTATATGGTTAAAAATCCCAACGGATTTTCATGAGCAAAATCAAAATCCAATTGCTGCTAACTCTAATCATAAGTTAATTTCTGCCTTTGAGTTCTATTATTTGGATCTTTTAGGTAAAATTAAGTCAACTGGGTATAATTTATCACCTGCGTATGAAGGTACTATGTTATTATTCCCCTCTGAGTTAAAACACGCAGTACATCCGTATTATAATTGTAAAGAAGATAGAATTAGCATTTCTGGTAATATTGCTTTAGATAGTAGTAGGGTTATGCCATCCGAAATATGATTAAGGAGTATACTTATCCGTTAGCGGAAGAGGTTAATCCTATCTTAAAATCCCTTGTATTGGGATGTAATGATAAGGAACTAGGAAAACCTAGTGAAGCCACTTGTCTTATGACTGAATGGAATTTACACCAAAGATCTAGTGAGGCATTATCTCTTATTAGATGGATAGGAAAACGGATTGACGAAGACTTTGAAGGTAAAGAAACTAGAAAGTTTGCGGAAATGTGGGGTGTAAATTATATAAATGATGGTGATAGAATCGATTGGCATAATCATTCAATGGGAAGTTATTCCTTTGCTTATTATGTCCATGTACCAGATGGTTCTGCACCACTAATCTTTAGAGATTCTGGTCTTGAGTTTGAACCCAAACCAGGAAATGTTGTTATCTTTGATAGCAAACTATATCATACAGTCCCACCTAATCATTCTATTGGTAGGATTGCATTATCTGGTAATCTTTTTTTAACCGACAAACCTAACATTATTTCTACCCATGACATTACCTGAAGTACTACCACTTTCCAAGCAATTAAAGGAAGGAACTAAAAAATCACATTCAGCAGCAGAAAACACTAAATTTGTTAAAGGTTTTCTTAGAGGTGTTGTAAATGAAGAAGAATACCGTAAGTTGCTTACTAACTTTTGGTATGTTTACGATACAATGGAGAAAAGGATAAATGAAACTAAAGATCCTCTTGCTACAGTCTTGCATAAGTATCAACCAATATTAAATCGTACTGCTTTTCTTGAACAAGATCTTAGGTATTATTATGGTCCTATGTGGAGAGAGAAACAGATACCTTCAGAAGCATGTAACACATATTGTTATAGAATTAATGAAATAGCAGAAAATGATCCATATCTATTGATAGCACATCACTATACTAGGTACATTGGTGATCTATCTGGTGGACAAATTCTTAAGAATATTGCTCAGAAAGCATTACAACCAGCTAAAGGATCAGGTTTGATGTTTTATGAGTTTCCTAGAGTACCTGATGCTAAAAAGTTTAAAGAAGGGTATCGGGCTGATTTAGATTCTTTGGATATCAATGAACATGACACAAATAATCTAATTAATGAAGCAAATTACGCTTTCCGTCTTAATATGTACCTTTTTGATGAAATTCAAGGAGATGCTGGTAAGTCATTGTGGAAAGTTCTATGGGGTTATATCACTGGTAGTTAAAAGTTAGGGAAAACCCGATAAATAATAGGAGATTAGTAATGATGTTGTGACTTATAGGGCATTACCAGACGGATTATTCATATCGGATAGTCCTATTGCTGGTCAAGGGATATTTACAAGAAGACCTCTTGAATCTGGAACTGTTTTAGGTTTATCCCATATTATATTAGGTGAAGAGATTATCAGGACACCACTAGGAGGTTTTATAAACCATAGTGATCATCCTAATTGTGCGAAGTATGAGTATGAACCTCACAGGTATTTTATAACTGTATTAGAGGATATTGACCCTATGAAGGAACTCTTTCTGAAATACACCTTTTATGAAGTTTAATGGCATTAAAAAGATTATCTAGTGCAGATTTAGCATCTAATAAGTCAAGATCTTTTAAAGATATTGGAATGGCATTTGGTAGAAATCCTTTCACCAATGATGTTTCTATAGTTAAGAATGATAATTCCATTAGACAAGCGTTGAGGAATTTGGTGATGACTTCACCTGGTGAGATTCCATTTAATAAAAATGTGGGGTGTCAAGTAATGCAACTGCTGTTTGAACCTTTAGATGGATTCACAGCAGACACAATTAAGGATGAAATAATAAATACAATTAATCAGTATGAGAAAAGAGTGCAGTTGAGATCCGTACAGGTAGTTCCTTATGGAGAAAATTCAAAACTCGCTGTTACTATAGTTTATCAAGTTGTTGGTATACCTATTGTTGAAGAAGTCAAGTTTGTCCTACAGAGACCTGAATAATGCAACCGAATAATTTAACAGCATTAGATTTTAATGATATAAAATCGTCTATCAAATCCTACCTAAGAACTAGGAATGAATTTAGTGATTATGATTTTGAAGGGTCTGCATTATCATATTTGATTGATACGTTAGCATATAACACGTATTATACCGCATTCAATGCTAATATGGCAATGAATGAGGCATTTTTGCCTTCTGCTACTGTTAGAGACAATATTGTTAATATTGCAAAATTATTAAATTATGTTCCTAGATCTATTGTTGCATCTAAGGCTTGTTTAAAGTTACATATCCAAACAACACAAACTAATGGATCATATCCTAGTAGTATCACCTTGAAGAAAGGTGCTGTAGCTACTGGGGGTAATTTTGTTTGGAATATTATGGCAGACACTACTGTAGAAGTTAATACTACAACTGGTGCTGCTGAATTTGATAATTTGGCGGTTAGTGAAGGATCCATTATGAATTATGAGTATTTGGTGAATACATTCCAATCACAGACTTATAAAATTCCTACTCAAGATGCTGATGTTGGAACTTTAAATGTTACCGTTAAACCCAATGAATCTTCTACTACATCTGATGTTTATAACTTAGTTGATACAGTTACTAATTTGACTGCCAATACAAGGGTATTTTTCCTTTCTGAAGGAGAGGATATGAGATATGAGGTTAGATTTGGTGATGATAGTGTTGGTAGAAAGGTTAAAGATGGTGAGGTTATTAATTTAGAGTATTTGGTTACATCTGGTTCAGAAGCTAATGAAGTTAGTGATTTTTCCTATACTGGAGATCTTATTGATAGTTTAGGTATATCATATAATGTTGCTGATGTTAAGTTACACGTTAAAGAGAGATCTCAACTTGGTACTACTCCAGAATCTGTAGAGTCTATCAAATATATGGCTCCTAGATACTATTCTTCACAGTATAGAGCAGTAACAGCACAGGATTATGCCGTAATCACTAAAAAAATCTATTCTAATGCAGATTCTGTCATTGCTTATGGTGGTGACTCATTAAATCCACCTATTTACGGTAAAGTTTACATAGCAGTCAAAACAAAGACTGGATCTTCTTTGAATGATGCCACAAAGAAAACAATTGCTGCAGATCTTAGAAGTTATGCTATGGCATCTATTGATCCAGTAGTTATTGATCCAGATGAATTGTTTATCTATCCTAAAGTGTTTGCCCTTTATGATACTGGAGTAACTAGCAATACATCTGCAATTAAGAGTAATATTCAATCTGCAGTTGGTAATTGGGCAACACAAACACAGATTAATAACTTCAACTCTACCTTTAGAAATCAACAATTCCAAAAAGCAATTACGTTGTCTGATAGGGCTATTACTGATGTTTCTGTTCAGACTTCACTATTAAAGTATATTAAACCCCAAACAAATCAAACTAATACTTATTGCATATCAACTGGATCTTCTTTATACAATAGTGCCCCAAGTAATACTGGAGCAGCATCGTCAACTTCAAGTGTTTGTAAGAAAGAACCTGTTATTTTATCTGGTAATTTTAGAACTGCTGATAGACCTGGTATTGATCAACAATTTGAGGATGATGGGTTTGGAAACTTAAGAACATTCTATAATACTGGAAATAAAAAAGTTTATACAAATGAGAATGCAGGAGCTATAAACTATGATACTGGTGAAATCTGTATAGGACCAATTAATATTGTTGGTGCTGGTAATAACATACCAACATCTACTAATTTAAACCTTACAGACGCTGTAACTGGTGTTGGAAGTATTATTGACCCTACTTTACTACCAACAGATTTACAGTTACCAACTCTGTTTATACCTTCTAACAGTTCTACAATTCCAGCATCAACACCTGGAACTATTATAAATGTTGTCAATCCAGAAGTAACAGTAGCACCAACAGGAACAACACCTCCTCCTACTGTACCTCTAAATAGTTTGACACCAACGGTCTTTAATCAATCTCCTACTTTAGTAGAAGTATCAACAATCACCAATACAGGTTCACTCACTTCTAGTTGTTTTTAAATTAGATGGCAAATATCAATAAAGTATCTCAACAAGTCTCTACTCAGACTCCAGCTTTTGTCGAGCAAGAGTATCCCCTCTTTAATAAATTCATTGAATATTATTATAGATCTCAGGAGAAGACGGGACTAGGACAAAATTTATTAAATAACTTCCTCCAATATCTTGATATTGATAAACTGGATATAGGAATTCTTGATGGTGCCACTAAAGTTGTAGAACCTGTTAATATAACTGATGATACTATTGTTGTAGAGAGTGTTGATTCATTTTTGGAGAAAAATGGATCTATTTTACTTGGTGATGAGGTAATTTATTATGAAAAAACAACTGCTTCTCCAAACATATCTCTTACTCCAGGTATTTCCTATGAGCAAGTAAAATTAAAGTGGACAGGTCTTGCAAGTCCTTTAAGTTTGTTTAATGGTGTTGAGAGAAGATTTTCATTAATTTCACAAAATAATCCAATTGCACCACCTTCTGCACAGCATTTAATAGTACAAAATTATGGTGTTTTACAGATTCCAGGTATTGATTATGAAATAGATGGTACTGATATTGTATATACTGAAGCACCTAGACAGAAATTGGATGCTGATGATACATCAGGTACTTATATTACATACTTGAGTGGTTTTGTTGAGAGTGTTATACAACCTATTGATAACTTATCTAATAGTTTTGGTGAGGGTAAACGTCAATTTACTATGACACGTAATGGTGTTAGGTATGAACCAATTATTGATGAGTACGTTCTTGCTATTTACGATAAACAGTTATTAATTCCAAAAATAGATTTTTATATTGATGGTGATCAGTTTATATTCAAAGAGACACCTTTAAATGGTAGATTCTTATCATTATTCTCTATTGAAGCACCAATTCCATCTTTCGGTACAGGTGCTGTAGGTTATGCTAGAATTGATGATGCTGGATCTTTAACTGGTGTTACTACTAGTAATTTTGGATCTAATTATAGGTTTGAGTATCCTCCAAAGGTATCAATTAATGCTCCAGAAGGTACTGGTGCATCTGCTACTGCATTGGTTAATGGTATTAAGAGTGTATCCCTTCTATCTGGTGGATATGGATATAGCGATACAAACCCACCTTTAGTAGATGTTCAAGCACCTACTAAACCAGGTTCTACATCAGCAGTCATTAAAGCAACTGTTACTGATGGTGCTGTTAGTGGTCTAGAAATCGTTAATTCTGGTAGTGGATATACATTCACACCAAGACTTACTTTTAGGCAACCTGGAGGCGGTAAACTTGCTACTCCAGTGATGGATAATGGAACTGTTGCTTCTGTTACTGTATCTTCTGGTGGTATTGGATATACAACTGTTCCAACAATATATGTTGACCCTCCAACTGAAGAAAATGGTATTAAAGCATCATTACAAGCAGTTTTAACTGATGGAAGAATTACAAGTGTTAATGTACTAAATCCTGGTCAGGGATATGTCGGTGTTCCTAGAATTGCCGTTGTAGATCCAGTTGGTGCCCAGATTTTACAAACAAAGGTTGATGGTGATGGAAGAGTAACTAATATTGAACTTTTAGATGGTGGTGGTGGATATCAAGATGTTCCATCTGTCTATATTGTTGATGAAAGAGTAGATCAACTTGGTAATTATGCTGGTGGAAATGGTGCTACTGCAGTTGCTTCTATTTTCAATGGTCAAATCATTGATATCAATATAACTAATTTTGGTAGTGGATATAGTGCAACTGAACCTCCAACTATCTTTATTCAAGCACCACCTTCAGCAGAAGCTTCTGGAATAGTTGGTCTTAATGAAGTTACTGGATTTACAGTAAATCAGAGTGGTACTGGGTATAGTAAAGCAAAATTTGAAGGATGTGCAAGAGCTGCTAGTGGTATTACAGAATATAGTGAAGATGGTAATGCTGTATTCTCTAATGAAACTACTGTTGCTGCCCATACAGAAAATACTGCAATTAAGTGTTTAGATGCTTTATTTGTTAAAAGATTACTTGATAAGTATACAGAACAGTTTTTACCAGATGTTCCAAGTCTAGATTATTCTCAAATTGATGTTAGAACAGCAATTAAGACTATTAAAGACTTTTATGCTTCTAAAGGAACTTCATTCAGTATTGCATACCTGTTTAAGTTATTATATGGAGAAACTGTAAGTATATCATATCCAAAAGATCAGATTATTAAACCTTCTGATGCTACTTGGTCTATTGATACAATTCTTCGTGCAACTTTAGTTAGTGGTGAATCTGTTAATATTAAAGATGCTCTTTTAATACAAGAAGAGGATATTGCTGATGTTAACGTTAAGGGTGCTAGTGCTTTAGTAGAAAACTTTATTTCTATTAAGACTTCTGAAATTGAGATATTTGAGTTAGTTCTTTCTGAAGAGACTATTACTGGATCATTTACTGTTCCATATAAGACAAAACTTGCTGAACCATTATCTGCAACTAGTTCAATTATAACTGTTGACTCTACAATTGGTTGGCCTGAAAGGAATGGAGAATTTTTGATTGGTACAGGATCTGGTGCAGAATTAGTTCAATATAAGGAAAAATCACTTAACCAGTTTATTGAATGTACTCGTTCAGTTAATGGTGTAGTAGAGGATTGGGATTCTGCTACTGAAGTAACTTCTAATTTTAGGGTTTATCTTAATAAGGATACTCCTCAAGAAGTACAAATGAATATTGTTGGTATTGTTGATGCTCAACAAACCACTCTAACTGATACTGGTTCTTACTACTTACCTGGTGATAAATTATCAGTTTCTAAACTTGGTGGTACTGGAACTGGTTCAGAATTAACAACTTGGTTATATAACGTTAAAAAATTAATTGAAGTTCAGTCTGTAACCTATGGTGGTATTAATGATCAGTCTGCAACTATAACTTGTTCAAATAATCACGGTCTTTTAGTTGGAGATCAGGTTACAATTTATGGTGCTAACCCTATTGTTTATAATGGAACATTCCTTGTAACATCTAGGGATAGTGATACTGTTTTCCAGTACAATCTTCCTCAACCTGCTACTGTTATACCACAGGGTAATATTTTAGTATCTGTTGACCTTAATAAAGGTAAATCGATTAACAGTGCAATATTTAATGCAATAAACCCATATACAACTAACGTTCAAAACTCATTCTTCAATGATAATTACGTTTACGTTGCTGCTACTGGTATTCCTAACTATGAAATTGGTCCTTTTCCAGGATCTGCTCTTCTTCCAGGTAACCAGCGTAAATTAAATAGATTTCCTAAAGTACCTACTACAATTTCAACTAAGAATGAAATTAATCCTGGTCCTGTTGGTACTTGGGTAAATGGTGTATCAATTTGGTCTTATAAGTCAACTTTAGCTAAAACATTTGGTGCTGTAACAAGTGTTAGTATTACTAATGCTGGTTCTGGGTATGATGCTGCTTCTCCTCCTGCAATTACTATTGACGGTGGTGGTGGATCTGGTGCAACAGCTAGTGTTGTAGTTAACGGTTCTCTTAGTGAAGTTACTGTAACCGAAGGTGGTTCTGGATATACTTCATCTCCATTGGTCTCAATCGTTGGTGGAGGAGGTTCAGGTGCTGCTGCAACTGCTATTATCACTAAAGGTGAAGTTTCACGTATTCTAATCAATACAGGAGGTTCTGGATATACTTCACAACCACAAATTACTATTGTTGGTGGTGGTGGATCTGGTGCAACTGGTACTGCTAGTGTTCGTGGACCAATTCAATCTATTGGTATTAATAACGGTGGTGTTTCATATACATCAAGTCCTGATATAACTTTAAGTTCTGGTAAAGGTGCTTTTGCACAGGCAATTGTTAATAATGGTAGAATAATATCTATTGCTATCATTTCTGCTGGATCTGGATATACTACTGCTCCAGAAATAACCATCCAAGGTGATGGTTTCGGTGCTATTGCTAGAGCAACTATTGATACTGATGGTGAAAATGCTGGTAGGGTAACTGGAATTGAGATTATTAATAGAGGTATTGGATATATTCAAGGTACTACAGTTATTAATCTAACTTCTGTTGGTCAGAATGCAACATTCACTGCTAATGTATTCCAATGGAATTATAACCTACAGGCTACATCTAACTTTGATGATGCTAAAGGTTCTGTATTTACTGGATATAATAACGAATATGGTGGTGAGTATGCTCACTTATCTAATCCTCAGAGAATGAGGTATATCCTTGGTGATAACTTATTTACAAGTGCTGGTGGTCAGATCTTAGAGAAAGAAGAACAACAATCACATTCTCCAATTATAGGTTGGGCATTTGATGGTAACCCAATTTATGGTCCTTATGGTTATACCGATCCTACTGATCAATCATCTGCAACTGTAAGATTGAATAGTTCTTATGAACTTAAAACAGAATTAGTTTATGATATAACAACTAACCCTGTTCCAAATAGAACTGCTGGTCCTTTATTGACAGAAGAACCTGCTGGTAATTTCGTAGAAGACTATAAGTATACTTTTGGATTAGGTGATTTAGACCAATATAATGGTCGTTTTTGTAAAACACCTGATTTCCCAGAAGGTAGATATTGCTATTTTGTAACCATTGATGCTACAGAAAATGGTAATCCAATATTCCCATATGTTATTGGACCTAGTTTTAACTCTGTAGTTGATGTTTGGAACCTTAGTGCTGATGCTGTTCAGCAAAATATTCCTACTGGAGTTGTACGTTATAGAGACCCATATGAGAATGTAGATATTGATGTTGATAGGGTTCCTAATGCTTCCACTGCTGCTTTAACAACTGAAGATGGTGAGGTATTACTTTTTGAAGTAGAAGACGAAAATAGAGATGGTGTTATAACTCAAGATGAGATTGATGATCCAGATCAAATGTATGAAGAGGCTCCTCTACAATTATTTGATTATTTCCCTAAAGTTAAGTTTGATTCTAAAGTTGATATTGAAGTTGAAACTACTACTAAATTTGAAGATGCATCTGTTACTGGATTTACTATTGAAAACTCTGGTAAAAACTATCAGGTTAATGACCGTTTAGTATTTAATAATGCTGATACTGATGGAACTGGTGTATCTGCTCGTGTATCTAAGATTAAAGGTGAAAATGTTGCTGCATATAGCTTTGAGAACATCAGTGGTAGTAATTATGGTGTTTTACAGACTGGAACACCACATAATCTAGTTCCTAATGATACGGTGTATATTGATTACACACCTATTATGCAGAATACGAACAAAACATTTATTGTTCGTCAGTATAAAGGTATAGAAGAGATTGTTATTGATCAAAGAGGTTCTGGATATAGTGATGAAATTCCACCCGAAATTATTATTGATGGAGATGGTTCAGGTGGTAAATTAGAAGCTGTTGTATCTAATGTTGGTGCTATTGATAACGTTAATATTATAAATTCTGGTTCTGGATATACAACAAATCCTCGTGTTATATTATCTCATCCACAGGTATTCAAAAAAGCAGATTACTATATTTCTAAATTAGAAAATCAGAATTATGTTCAGATTAATGATATACAGATAAACGATAGTAAGGAAATATTCTTATGTGGTAAAACAAAAGATGCTGTAGGAAATACTGTTGCTTTAGTGGCAAAATTATCTGCTACTGGTGTTAAAGAGTGGGAGAAGACTTTAGAAAGTACAGATGGTCAATATTATACAGAGTTTAACAAATTAGATATTAATGGAAATGAAGTTTGGGTAGTTGGTGTTAATAAACCAAATAGTAACTTATTGAATGCATACAATCCAGATATCATTCTATGTAAGTATAATCAAGCAGACAATGGATTATCTGCTACTTTACAGTTCCAAAAAGCCTATGCTGGTATATCTGGATCAACTCGTGGAGATTATGTTACTTCAATAAAGAAATTATCCGATACTCGTTATGTTATTGCTGGATATACAAATACTAACTCCAGTAATCCTTGGGATGCATTTATTGCTTCAATTGATACATTAGGTAATTTTGCAGTTAAGAGAAAACTTGTTTCTACTAATAAGTCTGAAAAAATTACTGATATGGTCATTATTGACACAGCAGTATATTTTGTTATGGAAACTGCTTCATCACCAACTAGTGATGATGTAAATGTATCCTTTGGTAAGGCAAGTATTGGTGTTAGTGCAATTAATGTTGATTGGATTAAAGAATTTAATACAGTTTTATATTCCTTCATTGATACTAGTATCGTTGTAGATGAATTTAATGAATTCTATATTTCTGCTACATTAAGACTTAAAACTGATGATGTAACTAGAGATAGTTTCTGGGTTGCTAAACTTAATGAATCTGGAACTATTTTATGGAATAACAGATATGTTGCTCCTGGAAGAGATATAAATCTTGTTCGAGATGCTTCAATTGATATATTTGGAGATCTTAACCTTGCATTTACTAGACATAATAATGTAACTTTTGAGAAGACTGTTGATACTGTTAAAATTGGTTATAATGGTATTGTTAAGAATCATACTACAAATAAGTTTGATAAAAACAATATAGAAGGTATCACTGCTCATACAATTAATGTAGATAATTCTGGTGATGTTCACGTTTATGGTCAGACTCAATGGAATAGAAATGAGTTTGTCTTTGATTTTGCTGCTAATGAGCAAACAGATTTAACAGGTCATTATACAATGACTTCAGTTGGAGGAAGTAATGCTATAACCTTTGCTGATAATATGGCAAAGATATATGGTTATGATCCTTCAGGTTCTAGTGCTAGTTGGACAAATTCTTATATTAAGGTAGCAGGTTCAGAATTAGGTACAGTATTGGCAAATGATTGGACTTTAGAGTTCTTTGTATACAAATCTGCATCTGCATCTCAGACTTTATCACAGAATGTTCAAACCTTAATGGGTATTGGTGGTGCTAGAGATGCTACTGGTGGACTATGGTTAGGATATGATAATTCCTCTGGTGAGTTGCAGATGGTTATTACCAATAGTACAACTCAGTTGATAAATGGTTCTGGTCAATCTTCGGCACAGAATAATATGTATGCTGACAATAGTTGGCAAACTGTTGCTGTAAGAAAAGAAGGTAATGTATTTAAAGCATTCATTAATGGTATAGAAGTAATTACTGG